GGCACTAGCCAAGATCCGCAGGGATTACCCCCACGGATGTTTGACTGCGGTCGAAGAGATTAAGCCTGGGGAGCCGGGGGCTCCGCCTGCGCTGTAGGTTTAGCCAAGCCCCATTCCCGCAAACGCGGGAGGTTTTCACGGTTGAGGCAGAAGGTAGCCCACGCGCCGGGGTCGTGATTGAACTCGGCGCGAATTTTCGAAGGGACTTCGAGGAACGCGGCTTCCGCCGCGCGGACGGCATCTAGAGCCGCCCGGTAGTCAGAGATCCCGGTAAAGTCGCCGTATTCGGGCATGCGGACAGGGGCGGACACGCGCCCAGTAACGCCGAAGTCTCGGACGATTTTGTTGATGTCCGCCTCATCCTTCTGAGACTGGATTGCGAGCGACGGATCAGAGCAGAACAGGGCGACACGCTTTCGCTTGAACATAGGTTTCACCGGAGAATGGATTTGATGAAGGCAGCGAGTTTGCCGAGCTCGCCAGCATTTTCCCAGAACGCCGCTTCGGCTTTCGCCTGGGGAACTTTCGCGGCTTCCGCTTCCGCCATTGCGGAGCGGTAGGCTTTTTCGATCTGAGCGAGGGCGTCCGCATAGCGGACTTTGACCTCCTGCAGAGTCAGTTCGCCTTTTGCGAGCTCGGCGTTGAGTCGGGCGACCTCCGTATCCTGTTTCAGTTTCTCGGCTTGCGCCGTAACGACGGAGAGATCCGCCCTCCATTTTTCTTCGGCAACAGCCGAAGGACCCCCCACATCCCCCGAGGGGGTGAGAGTAGATTTTGCCGACTGATAGAGCGGCGAGGCACGGATCATGAGGTTGTCCATTTCCACGCGCTCGGCTTCCGCAATGGTCTTGTTGGTCGCCGCGCGTTGGGCTTGGGTTTGCTCACTGACGAGCTTGGCCTGTTGGGCGGCCGAGAACCCTTTGATCGCAGCCTCGCCGACATTTTGGAAATCGGGTTGAGCGACCGAGCCGGGAGAATTGGAGACCGCGAGCATGGGGTTCAGCCCAGCTTTTTTCAGGTCTTTGACCTGCCATTGATACCGGTGCTTGTAGTTTTCCTCGGCGGCATCGGCACTTTGTTTGCTGGAGAAAATTGCTCCAGCAGCACCGATAGCCGCACCGCCGAGGGCTCCCCAGACCATTAGAAGTGATCCACGAGGCCGGGGACGCTGTACATGGGCAGCGGACGGGCCACCTTGTTCTGGAACAGGCAGTCAATGACGAATTGCTGCCCGGTCTGGTCAGTAGTCGCGATGATGCGATCCACCGGGGGATCGTCCGTGATGAAGGTCGAATTGAGAGTCGGCAGCGAGCCGAACTCCTGAGCGAGGTGCCACACATCGAGGGGCTGGGAGTAGGTCGAGCGCAGCATGCCGGTGATGAGGGACGGCTTGTAGCGGTATTCCGCCCACCGCTCCTGATAGCCGAACACGGCATCGTCCTGCGCTTCGACGCCGGTGTAGTAGATTTCCTTATTGAGGACCGCCTGTTCGCCGAGGTTCGCGAACACCGGCCAGTAGAAGTCATAGCGGGTCTGACGCGACCACAGCCGGTGCTTGCCCTGCTGGTAGTTGAGATCCGCCCGGACGTTGATCAGGCCGATGATGTAGCCGTGCTCGGTGAAGGACTGAGTGAACCCGTTACGATGCAGGCCGGTGCCGACAGCGGCGAGATTGCCCTGGGGGGTCTCGGTCGCGGTCTGAGAGGTCTGCGCGATTGGGGTGATATTGATGGGGGTCGTGCCGCCACCAAGATATTCCGGACGCTGGAGACGCGCGTCCGGGGAGATGACGCCGAAGTGAGAGCGGACGAGCTCCGTGTACCGGGTACCGCCACGGGCATCGCGTTCGAGCAGTTTCTGGATCTGGAACGCCTGACGGATCTGGTTGATTGTGGACGCTGTAGCTTCGGAGAGGTCGGCGTATGCGTTGCCGATGTACCAGCCGCCGACGGAGGCCGTGATACCCGTCGCGTTGTAGATACCCTGGCCGCTCGCGTTGACGCCGAGATCGCCAGAATTAGCGATGACGTTGCCATCGGACGCCTTAAAGAGCAGCGCCGAGTTACCCGAGTAAGAGCCTTCCACCTCGGCATTCGAGAACGTGACAGGAGCCTGCTGGCCGAGGGGCAGGGTGACGGATTCACCCTTCTGGACCCACGGCAGGCAGGAAGTGAAGTAGTCGTGACGCTTACCACGGCGCTGGACGCCGTAGTAGGTGTACGGATCGTTCGCGTCCCCGGTCGAGAACGGGGCGGGATTCTGGAGGTTCTGGTCGCGGAACCATTCGTTCCAGATGAGGTTGTAGGCGCGGAACGGCAGCGCATTGTGGCCCACGCCCTGACCGGGAGTGACCTGGCCCTCTGTAGGGAGGCCGAAATAGTCGCCAATCGAGGCGACTGCGTAGCCGTTATCCGGGCCGGTGACCTGAGGCACCGTGTAGTCGATCGAAGAGAGGGGCTGCGTGCGCTCGCCCATGAACTTCTGCCAGTTCTCCCACAGGAGCCGGCACGGCACGAAGAAGTAGAAGGATTCGAGATAGAGATTGTCCATGATGGGGACAATCGGGGTTGCGAGACGGGCGAACATGGTCGCCTTCAGGTTGAACGAGTCGCCGGGGAGGACTTCCTCGAGATAGACCGGAATCAGCAGGCCAGCGTTAAAGGTCGTCTTGTAGCTGGATTCGATGTTGAAACCCGAACGCGGAATGTCCGCGCGGGGAACCATCGAGAACTGATGGACGTTGACCGACCGATTCCGGTGCATCATTGGCGGTTACCCTTTCTGAATTTGTAAGTCTTTGCCGACAGCAATCTGCTGAGGGCGCGTCGCTTCGAAAGTACCGGTGGAGTCATCAAACTCCCCCAGCAGGTAGAGGTCGAAATCGTCGGGGTGCTTGTGCAACTGGTTATTGTCAGCCGCGCGGTTCACCTCATCAGAGAACCCGCGGATAGCACCACCGGTAGAGGAACCGAAGAACGGTTGACCGAAGGCATCAATAGCCCGATCCCGGACCGAGAAGATTTTATAGCGCATGGGAGGCCTCGCGATAGCGTTTAAGGTTAGCGAGCGCAACACGCTCGCGCACGGCTAGGCGTGCCCGACTGTTATCGGGGGACCCTATCGCTTTTTCAACGGCGGCCTCGTGAAGTTCGGAGTAAGCGTCCGGATTAATGTCGTCCAAGATGTGTTTGAACCGATCCGGGATACGGAACGCGCGGTCTTGCGCGTAGCACGCGCCATGCGTGAACACCTCAGGGTAATAGCGGCGGATCCAAGCATCGCCGAGACCTGGCCGAAGTGACATTCGTCCATATGGCTGGGTCAAGGGCACGATCTCGCCGGTATTTTCGTCCCAGCGCTCCGGAGCTCGCGCGTCTTTGAGGACGTAGCCGGCACAGTATCGTGCCGATTGGGGAGTGACGGTCCCGAGCTCGATGATTCCCTTTCGCCACAGGTCGGCGAGGATTCGAGATCGGAATACTGGATAGCCACGCCGCACGCTGAAACGGTCGAGATCAGGAATGTCCAGACCGAAGAGCAGAGCATGGTAGTGAGGACGCTTCGTTTGCTCGCCATACTCGCCGCACATCAGATAGCGGAACGGACCGAGCCGCTTGCGAACACGCTTGGCGAACAGCTGCCAATCGCGATGGCGCAGTTCCCCGTACGGAGGCAGGCTTTCGTCCGAATACGTAAGAGTCGCGAAATAGTTGTGCCGGTGGAGCGATGCTTCGGCGAGGCAACGGAAGGCCCACATTTGCTGGCGGTTAAGCCGGCAACCGATGCACTGACCGCACGGGATCTCGATTTCCCGGTGGTCAGGCTTTTCTCGGAATTGCACGGCCCCGCCATCAGCAGGAAGCCAACAAGTGACCGGACGGAAGCAAGGCACGGAATCAGAGGCGGATACCACCGCGCATCGGTGCCGCTTTCATATTGGGAGCTTTCGTGTACTTGCCCTGGCTGCGGAACTTGCGGGCAGAGGCGGACTTCGAGACGCGGAATCGGCGCATATCACACCTCAGGGTGCAGGAGAAGAGCTAGCCTGTGGATATCCTGTGGATAACCTGTGGATAAGTCAACGGTTCGTCGCAAAAAAGTGCTTGACACGCATGTTTTGGAGGCCCGATGATTCCTTTCAGCCGCCGGCCTAGACAGCGCCCCAGAAGCGCTGCTCAGGCCGACGGCATAGGGCAGCAGTAGCTGCCATTTTTTTTTGCGGTGGGGATCGCTCCCCCCCGAAACCCCCCCTAGAGAGGTGACTGGTGTCACCTAACACAGTTAGGAACAAGGACTAACTGTGTACCCGCCAGAGGCGGAGGAAGAGCCGGAGGGTTATCCACAAGGGCCCACAACCGGCGTTTGCGCTTTTGGGGCGCACGCCGGATGTGGACTTTGTGGATAACCCGGAAGGGGAGAAGAGCGCCGCGCGGTACGCGCTAATCGCTAGAGATCGTAAACTTGAACCGCTTTGATGCGCGTATGGCGCGGCGCGGAATAAGACCCGGAGGGTTTTGCAATGACAAGAGATAAGACACCGAAGATCGGTGACGAGAGAGATGCAGCGCAGACGGCTTGGCGGGTTTGGTGGACAGTAAGAAACCCGCTGGGACTTTGGGATTATTCCCAGCGGGTTGAGTACGCAGTGACGAAGAGTCAGGCAGCGAATCAGGCACTAGCCAAGATCCGCAGGGATTACCCCCACGGATGTTTGACTGCGGTCGAAGAGATTAAGCCTGGGGAGCCGGGGGCTCCGCCTGCGCTGTAGGTTTAGCCAAGCCCCATTCCCGCA